AGAGATTGAAGAAGACAAAAAAAAAACTAAAGTTTCAAAGTCCGGGCAAAAACGAGTCTCTAAAAAAATTGGACATTTAGTTGGCAAAGAAGATAAATCACAGGAACAAGCCGCAGCAATTGCGTATTCTATGGAAAACCGCGGAGAACTTAAGAAAGGTGGCAAACATTCAGTTGGATAGCGAGATCACAAACTACTTATTAAAACAACACTTTGCAGGAGAATAACAATGGCAACAGTTTACGATGTACTTAAAGGAATTCAGCAAGCAGCCGCAAATGCGTATGACGGTGCTCACGATGAAAGAATTGTGACCGACGGCGAACCAAAGAAAGCTGGTCTGAAACGAGAAGAAGGCGATTTAAATATTGACGCGCGAGTTATGGACGGGTTCAATGTCAGCTTTCATGGAAATCACTTGGTAGTGAAATATCATGGAGAAATGAAATTGAAAGACACTCACGACAAAAAGTTTGAAGATGACATTGCTACTAATATTAATGACGTCACAAAATATCTCAAAAAAGAATATAAGAGACTTACCAAAAATGCCCTTACTTTGACGAAGGTTGGAGAGCCTGACGTGTTAGTGCAATATATAAGCCGCGTCAGAACTTCGGTACAAGCATCTCAAATATACAAAGTCGGCAAACTCGATGGTGTAGAATCTGTCAGTCAAGGAAGCGACAAAGACAGGCTAGACAAAGCTATTAGAAAATGGCTTGACTTAGGTAAAAACGCTCCAAAACCTAAAAATGTGACGAGGAAAAAGGAACAATAAGAAAATTGAATGGGTTATCAGCTTACAAAACAAGAAGTCACGAAAGAAATTATAAAGTGCGGTAAAGATCCAGCCTACTTTATAAATAACTATGCCAAAATTTCCCATCCAATGTATGGGTTGATTCCTTTTAAGTTGTATGATTATCAGGAGCAACTAGTAAATGAGTTTAATGATTATAGATTCAGTGTTATACTTAAAGCAAGACAGCTTGGAATATCAACAATAACTGCTGCTTATATCACATGGCTGATGATGTTTCATCGTGATAAAAATGTTCTTGTTATGGCAACAAAGTTTTCAACTGCAGGGAATCTCGTTAAAAAAGTCAAAGCAATAGTTAAAAATTTACCACCATGGATTAAAATAGCTAGCGTATCAGTGGACAATAGAACAAGCTTCGAATTGACTAATGGATCGCAAATTAAGGCTAGCTCCACTTCTCCCGATGCCGGCCGCTCAGAAGCATTATCTTTGCTCGTCGTTGATGAAGCTGCGCATGTTGAAGGGTTGACGGAACTTTGGACAGGCTTGTACCCAACTCTGTCGACAGGTGGTCGATGTATCGCCCTTTCAACGCCTAACGGAGTTGGGAATTGGTTTCATAAGATTTACACAGAAGCCGAACAGGGCATAAATGATTTTCATGCGACAAAATTATTATGGGATGTCCACCCAGACCGCGACGCTGAATGGTATGAAAAAGAAACAAAAAATATGTCGAGAAGGCAAATTGCCCAAGAACTTGAATGCAATTTTAATACTTCCGGGGAAACAGTTATACACCCAGATGATATAGCGAAGATTGAAAAAGAAATTTGCAGTCCAAAATACAGGGTAGGGTTTGATAGGAACTTTTGGATTTGGGAAAACTATGATCCTGCGCACACTTATTTGCTAGCGGCTGATGTGGCAAGAGGTGATGGTCAAGATAATTCAGTTTTCCATATCATTGACTTGGACAACATGGAAATCGTTGGAGAATATCAAGGCAAGGTAACACCAGACATTTTTTCTAATTTGGTGTTTGATGCTGGCAAGCAATACGGAAACTGCATGGTTGTTGTTGAAAATAATACAATAGGCTTTGCCATTTTAGATAAATTGAAAGAGCTGGAGTATCCAAATATTTATTATTCTATAAAATCTACACATGAGTATGTGGATCAAATAGTAGCGGAATCTCACAACTCTTCGGTTCCCGGGTTCACCACGTCTCTCAAAACAAGGCCCATTATTATTGCAAAAATGGAAGAATTTGTTCGCAATCGATTAATTACAATACGCTCTGCCAGATTGTTTAATGAGTTTAAGACTTTCATTTGGGATAAAGGGAGGCCTCAAGCTATGAGAGGGTACAACGATGATCTAACCATGGCTTTTGCAATTGCATGTTGGGTAAAGGACACTGTTTATGCAGAGAAAGATCGCGAAACAAGGTACAAAGAGGCAATGTTAAACTCAATGATGAAATCAGAATCGACTTTGAACACCACAATTCCTGGCATGAGAGGTCACAGAGTGGGTAACGCCCCAACGCCTGAAAAGGTAGAAGAACTGAAAAAATATATGTGGGTATATAAAGGTTAACAACTATGGCAAAAAATACAAAAAATCCAAGAAATCCAGACAGCCCATTATTTAAACAATTAACAAGATTGCTGTCCGGACCTCTGGTAAACTATCGCAGACAAATACCAAGAAGAAATAAGCGCCGACAGCTCGATAAGTTTGCGAGCAAATTTACGTCTGCTAGCGGCAAAAACTTTAAAAGAACATCATATGATACATTTGAAAATCTAACTTCAAATATTCTTGCTAATCAAAATCGTGTTGAACGCTATGGCGATTTTGAGCAGATGGAGTACGAGCCAATTATCGCGTCCGCCCTGGATATATATGCAGATGAGATGGCGACGTCGTCGGAGCTACAACCACTCTTGACAATTAAGTGCCCAAATGAAGAAATCAAATTAATTCTTCGCGACCTCTACCTCAAGGTTATGAATCTTGAACATAACTTATTTGGCTGGTGTCGCACAATGTGTAAGTTTGGTGACTTTTTTTTGTATTTGGATCTAGATGCTGAGAGGGGAATTCAAAACGTAATAGGTATACCAACCTCAGAGATAGAGAGGCTGGAAGGTGAAGACAAAACAAACCCAAGTTATATTCAGTATCAATGGAATTCAGGTGGCTTAACTTTTGAAAATTGGCAAATTGCACATTTTAGAATTTTGGGGAATGATAAATATGCACCGTACGGAACTAGTGTTCTTGAGGCTTGTAGAAGAATCTGGAGACAATTAACACTTTTAGAAGACGCAGTGATGGCTTATCGTATTGTTCGTTCACCAGAGCGTCGCGTATTTTATGTTGATGTCGGCGGCGTTGCTCCTGAAGATGTTGAACAATATATGCAAAAGGTTATGACACAAATGAAGCGTAACCAGGTTGTTGACTCAAATACTGGCCGCGTAGATTTACGCTATAACCCCCTGAGTATTGAGGAGGATTATTTTGTTCCTGTGCGCGGCGGAGTATCTACTAAGATTGAGTCGTTAGCAGGAGGTTCTTACACTGGCGACATTGAAGACATTAAATATTTAAAGGATAAACTATTTGCTGCACTCAAAGTCCCGCAAGCATATCTTTTTAGGGGCGAAGGCGCGGAAGAGGACAAAACAACTCTTGCACAAAAAGATATTCGTTTTGCTAGAACAGTTCAAAGATTGCAAAGATCTGTGATTGCAGAAATTGAAAAAATAGGTGTCATCCACTTGTATACACTAGGTTATCGGGGTGAAGACCTTATTTCATTTAAGCTTTCATTGAGTAACCCGTCTAAAATTGCAGAGTTACAAGAACTGGAACACTGGAGAATGAAATTCGATACGGCCGGAGCAGCTGTAGAGGGTTTCTTCAGCAAACGTTGGATTGCAGAACATATATTCGGTATGTCAGATGAAGGATTTATCAGAAACCAAAGAGAGATGTTCCATGATAGGAAGTTTGATGCGGCACTGGAAATGGAAATTGAGTTAACATCTCAAGAACTCATGCAGCAAGCCCAACAGCCGCCACTAGGCGCACCAGGAGGCGATCCAGCGGCCGAAGAGGGCGCCGTGCCACCCATGGAACCCGGAGCTGAAGAAGGCGCAGTACCGCCCGAAGGAGCCCCACCTGCAGAAGGTGCACCACCCGAAGCTGGCGCCGCTCCTCCCGCCGAAGGCGCGGCACCTGCACCTGCAGGCGAACCCGGCGGCGAAGAAACAGCTTTGTTGGCAGCCCCTCCGGCTAAACGAGACGTTGATTGGTACAAGGTTCAGCGAAGTGATCCACTCGGACGCCCGCAAACAACGACCGATGCATCCAAGGGCAAGTGGTATGCCCCCGTCACGTACGACAAGAGATATCAAGGAGCCCGCCAAAAGAATTATTTAGCGCAGGCCAGACCTGAAGTCGGCACACCTAGAAAAAGAAATCCAGGACATTCAGATTTACGTGGACTTTGGAGAGGTCTTTATGAGGGTAAGGAAACTAATTATAAGGACGAAGAGGAACTTTTGTTTGAAGTCGATAAAGAAGTAAAGGATTTGATATCTGAATTAGAGGCGAAAGGAGCTGAAAGTGAAACTAAAACATAATAAAAAAAGAAACACTGCTTTTCTTTATGAAGCTCTTATTAGAGAATTGACTAAAGCTACTATTGAAAAAAAAGAACAAAAAAAAGGTAGGCTCTTGGCCGTGATTAAAGAACATTTTGATAGAAACACCTTGTTGGGTGAAGAACTTGAATTGTACAGGGCTTTATCCAGTGACGAGATTTTTGCTCCTTACACCGCAGAAAAATTAATTTTCGAAGCTCGTAGAAAGTACGCAGGTCTAGATCAAAAAGAACTTTTTAAAGAACAAACCAGCCTTATCAACAAGATGAACAAAATGTTTTCTAAATCGATATTTTCAAATTTTATTCCTAACTATAAAAATTTGGCAACCATTAATCAAATCTTTAATGATAATATGTCTATTAAAAAAAGAGTCCTTTTAGAAGAAGGTCTGATTTCTAAACTGTCGGAAGAAAGAGCAACAGATAAAAAAGGTTTAAAGCCGATTGACAATTTGGTTTACAAAACATTTGTTGAGAATTACAATAAGGAATATTCAGGAACATTACTTGTTGAGCAAAAAGAATTATTGTGCAAATATATTTCATCTTTCGCAGACAATAGCCTTGAATTGAAAATGTATTTAAATGAAGAACTTTATAGGTTGAAGCATGCAATTCGTGAGTCTTTAAATATGCAAGAAATTAAAATCGATTCTGCGATGGACGGAAATGCTAAGGAAGTTTTGAAGCTAGTGGAAGGTTTCAAGGATCGAACAATCGATAGCAAGATGGTAAAGAAGATCCTTCAAGTTCAGAATTTGGTTAATGAATTGGGAAACAAAGAAAATGGCGATTAATGTTGAAATAGGGGATGCAGCTGCACCAAAACCCATTACAATTACCATAGGGGACGAAGCAGAAGCGTTGCCACCGCAGCCTCCGCCTAAGCCTAAGGTGCAAGAAAAAATATCTCTCAACATTCGTAAGACTGTGGATGGAAATCTTATGATACTTGATCACGAAGAACTTGATATCGTAGTTATGCCCGCTAAAAATAAAGTTGTTGTTTTTCCAAAAGATGAAATAACAGATTCTACTTATCCTGCGCAAGATAGATTTTTTTATCACTTAGTAAAAAAAGGCGTCATAGATTCGAACAGCGTGCATGGCGGCAATGTTTATGGCTCCATGGAGGGCCGGATAGTCCCGTCCTATGACGGTAGTACAGATCCTCTAGAGATAGTAGTGTTTGTCATAGGGGGTTTTATAGAAGAAGAGACTCCGTACTTTTCATTGTTTAAAAAACAAGACAAGCAACATATCCAGGATCTTACAAATCCAGATGACGAAGATTCAACAGAGCTTGGCGAAGTTCCACACGAAGAGAAACAGGGTTCTTTGCGACCTGGATATATTCGTGGCCCATATGGTATGACTTCATTTTATAGGTACTAAATGGAACTTATTTATTTTATTTTATGTGCGTATGGTATCACGTCTGTTATCGTCTACAGCCATATTTTCAAATTTATACGACGAGAAGTTTCATGTTGGTCCGATTGGTTGTGTGAACTGCTCCACTGTCCAATGTGCACAGGGTTCTGGGTAGGTATACTTTTGTGCGGAATAAACAGTCACACTGAACTATTTACGTTTGAACACACACTGGTCAATTATCTTCTTTTAGGTAGCTTAAGTTCAGGTACTTCATATATTTTATGTTCACTTATTGATGATAATGGCCTACAAATTAGAGGAGAATTATAATGTACACTAAAAAATGGATGTTACAACCGGTAAGACATTGCTGCAAAGGTTCATAACTATGCCAAAGCAATTATTACGAGAATATTATGAACTTTGTGAAGGCGGAGTGTGCCAAGATTTCTTAACTGAGGCGGAAAAGAGAATGGTCAAGAGTGGCCATGTTTTTCTTACGGGCGTTATGCAGAGAGCTAACGCAAAGAATGGTAATGGCCGCGTTTATGGCAAGGGCATATTGGAAAGAGAAGTAGAAAATTATAAAAAGTTAGTAAAAGAGCGCCGCGCTTTAGGAGAGCTGGACCACCCAGACGATCAGGTCATAAACCTTAAAAACGCCTCACATTTGGTAACAGAGGTTTGGTGGGATGGTGATGATGTCATGGGAAAGGTTCAAGTACTTAACACTCCGTCCGGACAAGTATTAAAAGAATTAGTGAGAGCGGGCGTAAAACTTGGAATATCATCTAGGGGCTTAGGATCGGTAAAAGAATCAAATGGGGATACAATTGTTGAAGATGACTTTCAATTAATTTGCTTCGATTTTGTATCTGAACCTTCAACGACCGGCGCCTTCATGATAGGCGAGGGCAAAAATATAAATTTAAAAAATATGTATACAAAAGCAGATCGTATCAACAGAGCGCTTAATGAAATTCTTAGAGGTGAATAATGAAAAAAAATGAATTGAGGAGACTTTTGAAGCCACTCGTTAAACAATGTATTAAAGAAGTGCTTTTTGAAGAAGGGGTCTTATCAAACATCATTTCGGAGGTAGTGGTTGGGCTTAGCTCTGGTGTTGTACTCGAGAGTAACACTAGGCAAACCCGCGCCGAACCGGTCGCTGAACAACTTTATG